CCACCGAGCAAAAGCACCTTTAGGGCGTCGCGCAAGAAGCCGACCAGCGGGCTGGACATCGCGGACGCCTACGCCACGGCCGTCCTGGACGGCACCCAGCCGGCCAACAAGCGCGTAAAGGTGCTCTGCGAGCAGTACCGCCAGACGCGTGAGATCGGGCAGTGGGATGCCGAGCGCCTCGACCGGCTGGTGGGCTATGCCCGAGACAGGTTCAAGTGGGAACTGATGCCGTGGGCGGTCATGGCGTTCGCCCTGATGGTCGCTTGGCGGGACGAGGTGGGCGACCCGGCGGTCCGGGTCATGGTCATCCAGGTCGCCCGAGGCGCCGGGAAGACGAGCATGGCGTCGATCCTTGCCGCCTGGACGGTCGAGGAGGCCGCCCGCGCCGGCCGGAAGAACTGCGAGGTGGTGGTGCTGGCGACGCAGATGGAGAAGGCCGCGCTCGTCCAGAAGCTCATCAAGGACACCTTCGGCGCGGAGGATCCTGAGTGGGAGTTCTACGGCGGCAACATGAGCACCGTGGGCGCCCTTTGCGTCCACCCCGGCGGGTCGATCAAGTGCCGGCCGTCCACGGTCAAGAACGCGGACGGCATCACGCCGCAGCTCCTGATTTGCGACGAGGCGGCGCGCATGGACGAGACGTTTAGCCGCGCCCTGTCGAGCATGAGCAAGGTCCGCGGGTCGCAGATGCTGGTGGTCACGACGCCCGACGCCGAGCAGTTCCAGAACCCCTACGGCAGCATCATCCGCCAGCTCGAGAAGGCGTACGACGGCGACGAGCGCCCCACGGACGGCCTGTGCGGGATGATCTTCGGGATCGACTCGGGCGACGCCCCGGACGATCCGGGCGCCTGGGCGAAGGCCCACCCCGGGCTGGGTGTGCACACCACGGTCGCGCAGTACGAGTTCCAGAAGCGCACCCTCCTGGACAGCGGCAACCCGCGCGACCGGGAGGAGTTCTTTACCCAGCAGCTCGCCACGTTCACCGACGACCTCGCCGGCGCGTTCCCGCTGGCCCTGCTGGACGCCTGCGTGGCGGACTGGGATCTGGCCGACGTGCGCGGCTTGCCGGGCGTGATCGGCGTGGACTTCAGTCAGGGCGGCTGGGCGTCCGGGAGCCAGTGCGACCTGACCAGCCTGAACTTGGCCGTCTGGGACGGCCAGCGGGTGCTGTCCCGCAGCTGGCACTACTGGGCCGGGAACGACATCGCCTCCGACGAGCAGCGCAGCCACCAGCCCCTGCGCGAGTGGCGCGACCTCGGCCGGCTGACGGTGTTCGGAAACACCGTGGATTACAGCGTTCTCGAGCGGCAGATTGAGGCAATCGCGCAGACCGTGCAGCTCAAGCACTTGGTGGCCGACCCGGCCGGCAAGGCGTCCGCTTGGTGCGAGTCGATGGAACGGAAGCACGGCTGGAGCTGGAGCCGGGCGCCGCAGAACGTGGTTTTCATGGGGTCCGCCTGGGCGATCTGGGCCGACATGGTCCGGGGCAAGCGGATCCAGTTCCAGACCGACCCGGTGCTGCGGCTGAACCTCGCGCACTGCCGGCTGCGGCCCGGCGACACGGGCCTGCACGTGCCCAGCAAGGGCCGCTCGGCCAGCAACATCGACGCCGTAACGGCGTGTTGCATGGCCGTGAAGGTCATGCACGACCGCGAAATGATGGTTGAGACGATGTACTCGGCCGACGCAGCCCGGATCGCGTTCTAGGTCGCGTGTTGACCGGAAATGGACGGGTGTTTACCGGAAACCACCGGAAACCACCGGAATGCCACGCATGACCCACGCAAACCCACGCATGACCCACGCACCGCGTCGTCGCGATTCCTGCCTGGCGGTGCGCGCGAGCGCATCCGCCTCTTCTGTTAGTTCTGATGGTGTGCCAATGGCGGCACTATTCGCGGTACCGCATTGGCACTATTCGGGCTCCTCATTAGTGCCACCATCGGCACTATTCGTGCACGCCGGCACCCGCACCTCGTACTCGTTGTCCGGGATTACTCGAAAACGCTTGACACCGCTGCCGCGTTCCTCGCAAATTCGCGCGTGGCATTCTGGTCCCGCATCTTCAAGCGCGCGACTCCCAACATCTCCTGGGAGACCCCGCTCAACTACGTCGCCAGCAGCATCGTCGGGCTGCCGGCGGTGCAGCGATGCATCAACCAGATCGCATCCGACCTCGCGCGCGTTCCCGTCCACGTCCACGACCGCGAGGGGAACCCGGTCGAAGGATCCACCGTCGAGGAGCTGCTGACCGGGAACGCGTGGGGCGACGCGCTCACGGGAACGGACCTCCGCCGGTGGATGGTGGCCGAAGCGCTCACCACGGGGAACGCGTTTGCGATTATCGAGATCGACGCGCAGGGGAACCCGATTTCCCTCCAGCCGATCTCCACCGGGGACGTGCAGCTGCACGAGGAGACCACCGGGCAGCTGCGCTGGGAATACAAGGGCGTCCCGTTCGACTACGGCATGGTGCTGCACTGGAAGGCGCTGCCGACCGCTGGCAACCCCTACTGGGGCACCTCGCCGCTCTCGGCCGCGTCCACGAGCCTCGCCGCCCTGGCGTACCTCGAGACCGTGTTCTACGCGTCGGCTCCCACGGGGCTGGTGGGCAAAGTTGCATTCAGCCACCCCGGCGCCTTGCAGCCGGCCGTGCGCGACGCCATGCGGACGGCGTACATGACCCAGCACGGCGCCGCTGCCAACAGCGCCACGCCGATCTTCGTGGGCGAGGGGATGAAGGTCGAGCAGCTCGCGCAGTCGATGGCGAAGGACGTGGCGGCCGCCCGCGCCGCAGGGGTCAAGGAGGTCGCGGCGCTGTTCGGCGTCCCGGCCGCCATGCTCGACATGAGCGACGCGCGGACGCAGCCCGAGATCGCGCAGCTGTACAGCAACGCGCTCTCGGCGTGGTCTGCCAACTGGGCCGCCGAGCTCACCTCGAAGCTCGCGGCGCCCGGCACGGCGGTCTCGTTCGATTTCAGCCCGATCACCCAGGGCGACTTCCGAACCGCCGGCCGAGCGTATGCACAGCTCCTCCAGGTGGGCGCGCTCGCGCCGAACGACGTGCGGAAGCGCATGGGGTTCGCGCCGTGGCCCGGGCTGGACGAGCCGAAGCCGGTCATCAGCGGCGTCACGCCGCAGTCCGACGCCCAGCAGGAGGAGCAGCCCGATGCGTGAGATCCGCGCGCAGCTGACGGGTTCCGAGGGCGGCAAGGTCAAGGGCTACGCCGCCGTGTTCAACACGTGGAGCCTGCCGATCTCCGAGCGCGGGCGCACGTTCCGCGAGAAGATCGCGCCTGGCGCCCTGAAGCCCGAGGGGAACGTCTCCCTCTGGTGGATGCACGACCACACGGACCCGCTCGCCAACACGCGCAGCGGGACGCTCACCATCACCGAGGACGAGAAGGGGATCGCGTTCGAGGCAGACCTCGGCACGACCCAGCGCGCGGACGAGATCCGCGACCTCGTCAAGCGCGGGGTGGTGAGCCAGATGAGCATTGGCTTCGTTGTCGAGGCCGACACGTGGGAGGGTGCGTCCTCCCGAACGGTCACCCGTGCGCGTCTGCACGAGGTGTCGCTGGTTGAGAACGCCGCATACGGGGCCGCGACCTTCGCGGAGGTCCGCGGCAAGAAGGAGCACAGCATGAGTCTCAAGGAAAACCGTGCGCGCGTTGCCGCGCTTCGCGCCGAGTACGACGCCGCCAACGAGGATCGCCAGCTCGAGATCCTCGCCGAGATCGAGCCGCTCGAGGCCGAGATCCGCTCCGCGAAGGAGCAGTTCGAGACCTCGGTCCGCGCCAAGGTCACCAACACCATCCCGCAGTCCGGCAGCGTCCGCCTGTCGAAGCCCGAGGTGGACGAGTTCCGCGCCTGGGCGCGCGGCGGCTTCCGCGAGAACCGCACCATCGGCATCAACATCACCGGCGGCGCGGCCAACATGACGACCAACGCCACGATGCCGCAGCTGTCTGGCGAGTTCATCAAGGCGCTCGACCAGGAGTCGGTGATGCGTCAGATCGCCACCGTCGAGGTGCGCGGCGTGGACACCGACGTGTCGGTGATCAATGCCCGCATGACGGCTACCCTGATCGCCGAGGGCGCGGCCTACAGCGACCAGGACTTCACCACCACGAAGGTGCAGTTCACCTCGTACAAGTCGGGCGTCCGCACCGACGTGACCGAGGAGGCGCTCCAGGACACCGCCTGGGACGTGGCGCAGAACATCGTGCAGGAGCACGGCCGCGCGCACGGCCGCCTGTGGGAGGGTTACTTCGCCACCGGCACGGGCACGTCCCAGCCGCGCGGCATCTTCCACAGCGGCGCGGGCTACACGGGCGTGAACTACACGGCCGCGGCTGCGCCGACCATCGAGAAGGTGATCGACCTGTACTACTCCCTGAACCCGGCCTACCTCCCGGGCGCCGCCTGGCTGATGAACCAGGCGCTGTGGGGCGTGATCGTGAAGTCGGGCGTGTCGGGCAACAAGCTCATCCTGAACGGCGAGAACGCCAACATCCTCAAGGACGGCGCCGTTGCCCTGTTCATGGGCAAGCCGGTCTACCTGTCCGAGTTCGCGCCGACCGCCTACTCGGCCGGCACCCGCAGCATCGCGTTCGGCGACTTCAAGCGCGGCTACCGAATCATCGACCGCTCGGTGATCAACTACACCGTGGACGATGTCTCCCAGCGCAGCTCGGGACTCATCCGCTACTCGAGCCGGATGCGGTGCGACGCGAAGCCGGTGGACACCTCCGCGATCAAGGTGCTCATCTCGGCCTGATCCATCACGTGCCTCGGGGCGGGGACTTCGGTCCCCGCTCCGAGGTTACGGGAGGCACACATGGCGACGATTCCGACTACCGCCGAGTGCAAGGCCTGGCTGAAAATCGGCCACGCGCAGGACGACGCGATCATCTCGCAGATGATCTCGGCGGCCTGGGACGAATACAGCACCGGCACGGGCCGAGACCAGAACGACCTGAAGGACTCGGAGAAGGTGTGGATCATGGAGCGGGTCGGGCAGCTCTACGGGTTCCGCGGTGACGACGCCGTCACGCCGAGCACGTGGTTCACCGACGCGCTCCGTCGGCAGTTCAACCCCAACAGCGTGGGCTAACGATGGCAGGCGCCGGATACCGCCGCGAGGCGTTCCAATACCAGAGCCCGACCGTGACCGCGAACACCGTCGGCCAGCAGTCCACGACCTGGACGAACGTCGTGATCCTCGCCGGGGTCAAGACGCCGACGCAGCGCGAGGTCATGGACGACATGGGCGTCGCCATCCGCACGGACGTGGTGATCGAGGCCTCCTGGCACCCGTCTATCACGGCTGGCGGCAGGCTGGTCGACATGACGGACAACCGGGCCTACAACATCACGGGCGTCGTGGACCCCGACAGCGGCCGCAAGCGCCGGCTCCGCATCACGGCGACCGAGGTGGACGCCGCCGACGGATTCGGAGCGCCGGAGCCCGCATGATCACCGCCGTCGTCAACGCCGCGGTGGTCAAGGCCAGGCTCCTCGCCATGAGCGAGAACGCCCGCAAGCGCGCCTACCAGGTGTCGCTGCGCCGGGCGGCCGCGCCCGTGGTCAAGGATCTACAGCGCGCCTGGGCAGGCGCCAAGCGCCGCCGCGGGCTCGTCACGGGCGAGATCGCCGACGGCCAGCAGGCCCGGATCCGGTTTGCCCGCAAGGGCGCCCGGGCCGGCACGGCGACCCTCGAGATCGGCGCCAACTACCGCGTCGGTGGCTACGTGAAGCTCTGGCACATTCTGGAGAACGGCTTCCGGCACTACAGCAGGAACGCGACCTACGCGACGCTCGGCAACGAGGTGAACAGCCTCAAGCGCCGCCGGAACGCGTTCTTCGCGGAACAGGTCAAGGCAGCCGGCGGGCGCCCGCGTTCCAAGGACGCCCGGATGGCCCTGTATTCGTCCATACGGGCTTCGTGGCAGCAAAGGGCTCCCGGAGCCGACCAACAGGTCGCGGCCGCCCAGAAGGCACGTACGGGCCGCCGTGAGGCTGCCCGCGCCGGCGGCTCCCGCCGCATCGCCGGGCGCCGCATCTCCCGGCCGGTCGCCGAGAAGCACGTCCAAACCATCGCGCGGGAGGCCCAGCGCCACCTGATCGCAGAGGTGATGAAGCCCGTGAGGGGCGCCCGGAGGGCTGCCTAATGCCGTCCGGCACCGTCCTCGAGGCCTTGTACGCCAAGCTCGACGCCGGGCTGACCGTGCCTGTCAGCTCAAGGATCCGCCGCCAGGGCGACGCGTCGCCCGCGGTGGTCTACGAGGTCAGCCGGATGCAGCCGTTCCTCGACATCTCCGGCGCGTTAATCGACAGCGGTCTGATGACCGTCCGGCTGGACTGCGTCGCCGACAACGCCAACACCGCCTGGAGCACTGCCTTGTCCGTGCTCCTTGCCATCGACGGCGCGTGGACGCAGAACGGGTGGAAGTTCCAGCTCACCTTCGCCGACATGGCGCAGAGCATGGCGGCACCAGACGACGGGCAGGCGGATGCGGAGCGCATCTGCACCCTTACGGCAGAGTTTCAATTCACGGAGGCCTGAAATGCCATCACGCGTAATCGGTTGGAGCGGAACAATCACGGTCGAGGGTACGTCCGTCCCCATCAGGAACCTCACGATCACCCGGTCCTCGACCGAGGTGGACGTGACGGCCCACGGCGACACGAAGATCACCTCGATCCCCGGCCGCGTGAAGCGCGGCGGCAGCTTCGAGGCCTACGTCGGCGACAGCCAGGGCGGCATCGTCACCGCAATGGAGACCATCAGCCTCGCCACGCCGCTCACGCTCGTCTGGAACGGCACCCCGAGCCTGACAATGGACATCGTGATCACGAGCTGCGAGTTCGCCTACGCGGCCGACGACGCGGCCATCTACTCCGTGCAGTTCGCCGAGACGCAGGTGATCACGTGACGGCAACCGGCCCATCCTGGCGCCAGGTGGACCTCGACGGTGTCGGAGCCGTCGAGGTCCGCCCGGTCACATTGCGCGACACCGTCGGGGTCGATGTCAACGACCCGAGCTGGTTCCACGTCGTGGTCCGCCACGCGGACGGCCGGCCGTTCACGAAGGACGACGTGCTCGACCTCCCGCTGGAGGCGGCGAACAGCCTCGCCCAGGAGGTCATCCGCCCGCACCCTACACGGCCGCCGAACGGCGGCTCTGGAGGCTGATGCCGACGATGGACTCGCCTGTGGGGCTTGCCAAGGAACTGACCACGATGGAGCGCGTCGAGCACCTCCTGACGGTCGTCGCCTGCTCCCTGACGGGCAAGCCGCCGCACGTCCTGTGCCCGTGGCAGAGGGCAGGCATCGAGGACTTCGTGAAGGCGGTGCGCCGTGGCTAGGTCCGACATGAAGGCCGTGATCACGCTCACCGCGGACGCCTCGGGCGTCCAGGCGGGCGTGACGCGCGCAATGGCGCAGCTGCAACGGCTGCAAACCGCGGCGATGGACATCCGAAACGTGGTCCTCGGCGGGATGCTCGGCAACGCGCTGCAATCGTTGTTCGGCAACGCGCTGTCGGAGTTCAACCGGCTCAAGGAGCTTGGGAGCACGTTCTCCGCAGAGGGGATGGGCGCGGCCGCGGGATTGCAGATCCAGCAGATGCGGTCCGACATGGCGCTCGGGCAGGCGTTCGGCCCGTTCGCTGCGCTGGTTGACCAGATCAAGGCGCAGGGGCTCATCGAACTGACGAACTACCTCGTCGAGAACAAGGCCGCCATCGGCGAAGCCATCGTCAACATCGCGATTTTCGGCAAGGCGATTGCAACGGTCACCGCCGACCTGTTGGTGATGACATCGAACGTCATCAACGCAGCGGCCAACCTATTGCAAGGCAACCTGTCCACGGCCATGTCCAACCTGGCCGCCGCCGACGTGTTCGGGCTTGGAGACTCCGCGTTCATGCAGGGCGGCGCGGCCTTCGGTGAGACGCTGATGCAATACACGCCGGCCGGCCAGATCCTGCAACTCCTCGAACGCAAGCTGGGAGGCAACTGATGGCAGCCCAACTGATCCGAACGCCGCAGACCGATCAGGTGCAGATGGGCGCCCCAGGCGAGGAGATCCGCTGGACGGAGTCCTTTGTCTTCGTTGACAGCACTACGCAGAACGTCTGGCAAGTCATCAACAACAACATCGTCCCCAAGCAGGGAAGCAGGCGCGACCAGACCCTCGCAGGAACGCCGCTGGTCGGCGATTTCCACAAGACGTGGGTGGCAAGGTCCGTCGATGTCACGCCTTCGCCCAGCACCAAGTGGGCGTGGAACGTGCGGGTCACGTGGTCAACGCGGCGCAACCAGCAGTCGGGTCGGCCGTGGTTCAACCTGACGCGCACGACCACGCAGCGCACCGCGGCCATGTACCGGAGCGGAAGCGGCATCTTCAGCGTCGGCAACGTGCCGGCGAACGGCACCGCGCCTTTTCCGCCGACGGGATGGATCACCGGGGCGAACGTCAACAAGGTCGACCTGTACGGCGTTCCGCTCTCCGTGAAGATCAGCCAGCAGCAGATCCAGGTCGATTTCCTCTGGGACCGCACGAAGAACAACGCGAACGCCATGCCGGGCCTCGGCGGCACCCCGGCGTCCAGCCCGGATCCGCCGTCCGAGTGGACTTCGGTCTTCGTGAACACCAGGAACAACGCGGCGTTCCTCGGTTGGCCCATCGGCTACGTCACCTACCTCGGGTGGACGGCATCGGAGAGCCCGGACGAGATGCTGGTCGTGAGCCACCGATTCCTGGCCGACGATTGGCAGTTCCTCGAACAGAGACCAGGACCGAACCTCGGCGGCAAGCCGTTGCTGGATGCGGGGCTGACCTACGGGTCAAGTCCTTCGCTGCCGACCCAATCCTCCAAGCTCGTCTCGTGGTACCAGCCGTACGAGGAGCTCGCGAACTTCAACAACCTCCTGGACTTTGACCTCGGCGGCGGGAACCTCCTGACCGCCATCACGACTCCGCTGCCGACCTACCCGCCGTGAGTTTCCAGCGTCCCATCTTCCAGAAGGGGCTCTTCGGTGCCGCCAACGCCGCCGTCTGCAACAGCTGGACGGACGCGGCGGAGTCCGTTGCCGACCACGCCGACGGCATGGCTTGGGCAAGCCGCCAAGTCGTCACGGGCGCCGTGGAGGTGACGTGGCTCGCCAAGCTCACCGAAGCCGTCCAGATCGCCGCCAACCGATGGAAATACGTGTATGAGCCGTTCACCGTTGCCTTGGCTTCAAGCGCGGCGGTCCCGGCGCCATTGCAGTCCGGCACGTTCGGGAAGTGGGTCGGTCCTCCGGCGCACGAAAAGTACGCGTTCAACATCCGCGAGCTGCGGAACACCGCTACCGCGATTGACGGCAGCCCGTTGGCCGGCGGCGCGACCATTGGACCCGTCGGCAGCACGTGGAGCCAAAACGCATGGACGACCACCGGCATGGAAGGCTACGTGTGGATGCACCAGGAGTACTCGGCGGAAGGCTTAAGCCTGTTTTGGTTCGACTGCGTTAACCCGACGTATTGCGACCCGCAATACAACCTGATCGGCGGAGGAGAGTGAAATGATCAAGCGGAAAGCCCTGCAAAGCTTCTGGCCGACAGGCGGCAATCTGACCGCAGAGGTTCTTGTCGTTGCAGGTGGCGGCGGCGGCGGTGGCACCAGCGCGGGACAGTACGGCGGCGGCGGCGGCGGCGCAGGCGGCGTGCTTTTCCAAAGCGGCGTGTCCATCGCTGCGGTCAATTGGACGATTTCGGTGGGCGCAGGAGGTGCCGGAGGTGTTGGCGGCACCGCCGGAGGCAACGGTACTGCTTCAAGCATTTCGCAGCTTGCAATGATTGCCACCGGCGGCGGTCGCGGCGGACGCGGAAACGGGGCATCGGTAACCGGCCAGAACGGTGGCAGCGGCGGCGGTGCCGGAGGATTTCCCGGAAACACGAACGGCACCGGGGTGTCTGGACAAGGGTTCGATGGCGGAACAAACGGGACGCAGGCCGCTCCATTTCGCGGTGGTGGTGGTGGTGGCGCTGGAAGCGTTGGCATCAATGGCGGCGCCGGAAGCGGAAATGGCGGCGACGGTGTTTCCTATTTCGGCGTCGGTTACGGCGGCGGCGGCGGGGGCGGATCCGGCACGACGGCAGCCGGTGGAAGCGGCGGCTACTCCATCGGAGGCGCCGGTGGCAATCAGACGGCGGGCGGCGGCGGCAACGGAACCGCAAACCGCGGCAGCGGCGGCGGCGGTGCTGGCGTAGGGGGTTCTGGCAATCAGACTGGCGGCCAGGGCTCCGACGGTGTTGTCATCATCCGATACCTCGGCGCGCAAGTCGGAACCGGCGGCACCGTCACCAGCGACGGCACCTACACGACGCACACCTTCACCAGCGGAGGCTCGTTCACCACATGATTTACGCAGCGCAGATCGTCCAAGGCAAAGTTGCACAGATCGTCGCCGCCGATTCCACGGCTTGGTGCAGCGAGAACATTGGCGGCCTCTGGGTTGAGGTCAAGAAGGACGGCACCATCCGCGGGCGCTATCCCGCGCTAGGCGACGAATACGACGCCGATGCCGACGAGTTTGTGCCGCAAGAGGTGCCGGATTGAAGCACCTCGCCGCTGTGCTCCTCCTGGCCGGCTGCTCGTCGGCCACCGGCACGATCAGCCGCGAGACCAACGACGTGCGCGCCGCGGCCGTCCGCGCCCGCGATCACCTCGTCCAGGCGCAGCGGCAGCTCGACGAGATCGACGCGTCCGCCGCTCAGGTGCACCAGCAGATCGCCTACGTCGATGACCGCGAGAGCCCGGTCTGGGCCACGATGAAGTTCATTTCCGTCGCCGTGGGCCTCGCCGCGGCGGCCGCCATCGTCTACAGGATCAAGAAATGACCGACACCGAAAACACGCTCATTCTGTGGATCATCGTGACCGTGACCGCCGCGTTCGCCGCGGGTTGTTCCCTCGGCGCCACGTTCCGCAACAAGCACCCGAAGAAGGTCGCCCATGCTCGCCGCAAGTGAATTCTCCTCGACCATCGTCATCCTGATCGCCGTCCTCGCAGCCGGAGCCTGGCTTGGCTTCTGGTGGTGCAGGAAGAATGCGAAGTGAACAACTGCTGTTGCGCTCCCGGACAGAGATGGCTCGCGCAGAAATGCTGCGACGGCAGCTGCGTCGGCACTTGCCCTGACTCGGAGGAGGAGTGCAACTGCTATCTCGCGCTCACGTTCTGCGACGACTACCGGGCGGCGCAGGGAATGCCGGCGAGGATGGAGCCGTCGCTGTGCTACTGGTGGTTCCACAACGGGTGCAGATACATCGTGCTCGGGGCGCAGGACGTCGCCTGCCTGCCGATCGCGAACACGCCGCACAACGAGGGAACCTACGCAGGCGCCACAGAGCGACCCTTGAACGGGACGTGCGACGACGCCTGCGCGGAACTGTGTCCAACTCAAGGCCTGTATCACGTGCCACCCGCCCCGTGGGATCCCGACTGCAACTGCGGGGCGCAAAAGACGCTCTCCTTTGACAGCAACGGGGCACTCTGTTGCGGTTGCGATTGCCTCCCGTTGGCCGAAGCCTGTTCACGGGTCTGCCCGGGTCCGACTTTGTATTTGAGCCTGACGCAATGGCCGCTGGGATGGCGTCCTGCGTCAACGGCCTGCACGAACGTCGTGAATTCCTGCGATAGTTGCCTAAGCACCGGCAACGCCGACAGCGATATCGCCTACATCAACTTCAACGCAGAGGTCGGCTCGAACTACTGCGACCAGAACTGCCCGGACGTTGATCCATGCGACGGGACTGGTCAATGCAACGACGGCGGCGTGGGCCGAGCCTGCACCGCCGCCGGCTCCTTCTCGATCTTTTTGACCGGAAACACCAGCGAGCAGTACGAGTTCGGGTTTTCGGTCACGCGCAGCTGCCCCGAAGGCAGTTGCAACGATCCGCCGAACTGGTTCTTCGGCGCACCCACCGCCGGCAGCCCGGCGGTGCAGATATGCGACTGCTCCGCAGGCCCAGGGAAATGCGTCTGCTGCGGCTTCATCGTGCCGCAGAATCCCGGCACCAATGCCGAGGAGTTGGCAAAGGTGATCAACCAGTACCTCGGGAGCAATTCGGCTGCCTGCGTCACGTATCAAGCCGAAGGCAAGAGGGAAGCGTGGCTCGGAAACAGCTACGCCTGCATCCCGGACAACAACGGCGACTTCCCGAGCACGAACCCCTGCCACCAATGCGTCTTTGAGCCGAGCACGTGGATCGGGCCTTTCTACTCCGACTGCAACAAGAAGGTCACGTTCCTCTACAAGCCGACCTACGTCTACGGTGCGTCGTGCGATTACGGCTGCTCGAATTACACGTTCTTCAGCCAGAACAACCAACGGTGCCAATGCACCGGAAGCAACCTAGGCGCCGTCGGTGGTGCCTGGACGACGTTGCCAAACGGAGGAGAAGTATTCAAATACGGCGGCCAGTGCCCAAGTGTCGGGACGTTCGTGCCGCTGCCGGGATCTGCTCCATGCCTAGGACTACCGTCAATATCCTGATCAACGGCCAGGCGCACGTCGTTTCCGACTGCGCGCAATTCCGCCTCCAGCAGGACGGCACGTCGTGCGCGAAGGGGTTCGACCTTGCGACGAACCCGTGCTCCACGTGCACCTCGTACGAGGCGCGGCCCGACGACCCGATGAGGAATTCCCGCATCACGCGGGAACCCGTGCACCTCTCGAAGTTCTCCTTCACCACGGCGCCGCCGCCGCCCCTTGAACCGAAGCCGGTCAAGCAAGGCATCATCGCCAAGGCGACGAGCTGGCTGCGCGCAGAGGCCAGCGCGATCGTCTCGTCGTTGCCCGACGGCGCGTACGAGAAGCGCGTGGCCGCCTGCCGTGCGTGTCCCCACCTTGACCCGTTGCCCGAGCCGCAGGTCGGCTACTGCAAGGCCTGCGGCTGCGGGAAACGTGCGCGGTCGGAATTGACCGTGAAAGGCCGAATGCCGGCCGCGACTTGCCCAAAGAAGAAATGGGAGAGCTGACGTGTTCACTGTCGAGCAGAAGGCGCGGAACATCCACCTCGTCCGGCTCGACTGCAAGTCAGCCCGGTGGGAGAGCACCTGGTTGCTGTCGAGCGACAGGCACCACGACAACCCGAAGGCAGACCACGACCTCGAGCGGAAGCACCTCGAGGAGGCCAAGGCGCTCGGCGCGGGGATCATCGACGTGGGCGACCTGTTCTGCTGCATGGAGGGGCGGGCGGATCCCAGGCGCAGCCGCGCAGGGGTGCGCCCGGAACACGCGACGTGTCCGGACTACTTCGACTCGGTGGTGAAGTACGCGCACGACTTCTACGTTCCGTACGCGCAGAATTTCGTGGTCGTGGCCAGGGGCAACCACGAAAATTCTGTGTTGAAACAACAGGAAAGCGACCTCACCGAGCGCCTGTGCGAGCGGATGACGCAGACGTCCGGGCACAAGGTCCACTCCGGCGGCTACGGCGGCTGGGTGGTATTCACGGTGAAGTGGCACACCCGCACGTACACGCTGAACCTCAAGTACTTCCACGGCTCCGGCGGCGGCGGCCTGATGACGATGGACACGCTCCGCATCCGCCGGATCGCGTCGTGGACGCCGGACGCGCAGATCATCGTCGGCGGGCACACGCACGACTCATGGTGGCACACCGTCGGGCGCGAGCGGCTCCATGCCGAGAGGGGCGACTGGCAAGTCCGCATCGACGCACAGCACCACGTCCGGTGCGGCACGTACAAGGACGAGTACGGCGACCACTACGGCGGCTGGCACGTGGAGCGCGGCGGGCCGCCGAAGCCGCTCGGCGCCGTGTGGATGCGGCTGTATTTCGAGAGCATGGGGGGCGACCGCTACCGGCTAGCCGCCGACTTCAGGAGGGCGTCGTGAGGGTCAAGCTCGGCGGGAAGTTCTGGACGCTGCGCGCCAGCGGCAACCTGAAGGACTACGGCCGGATGGATGATCCTGGCCGGGCCGAGGGTCGAGTGATACGAGTGGCGACGTGGCAGTCCGAGGCCGAGCTTCTGGACACCGTCCTGCACGAGCTGATCCATTGCTGCCGACCCGAGCTCGAGGAGGCCACGGTCACCGAGATGGCCCGCGAGATGGCCCGGGTGATGTGGCGCTTGGGCTACCGGCGCGCCGAGCCGCCGCCGCTGCCTGGACTGCCCGCAGCTCCTCCCGGACGATCCGGCGCACGTCGGCCTCGCTGAGGCCCGGGACGACGGGAGGCGGCGCCGGCATTAGGCGTGGTGCCTGGGCCACCGGGGCCGCAGGCTGGGCCTGCTGGACGCCGGAACGGACGGCCGAGCTCAGGAAGCGCCAAATCAGCCACAGGGGCAGGAACACGAAAACGAGCAGGCCCACGCCGATGACGATGAAAAGTGCTATGCCTTGTCCGGCCATTCCCGGGGTTTATACTGTCGGCATGGACGATTCCGTAAGGGCGTCCCTCCGGCGCATGGATGCCGGCCGTGGGGATTGGTGGCTGGTTCGCCGCGACGATTGGCCGGAAGGCCAGTGGGCGTTGTCGTGCGACCCAGAGGGCGGCTGGGATTGGCGATGGCGAATCGGCTCCAGTAACTCATGGGCAGTGCGTCGGTTACGCGCCGCTTTGACCCGCAAGACCGAAGAACAGCAGAAACAAAGAAAAATGCAGAAGTTTCGGGCCATGGTCGATAGACTCCGCGCACAGCGGTGATGGACGCTGGTCGGTGATGCTCAAGGTCCGCGGTTCTCGTTTAACAGAACACGCATAGCAAGGGCCTGTTACCGACCACCATCACCCGTGCGAGGAGCACGTGATGGAAACAGCTGCATTTGCGTCGAAGCTGGCGGCGGCGCTTGTTCAGGCGCAGCCTGATCTAAAGGCTCCGGCCTTCGACAGTCAGTCAACCGCCTACGGCGGCAAGCCCTACAAGTACGCATCCCTCTCGGCCGTCGTGGCCGTTGTAAGGCCCGCGCTGGCAAAGCACGGCCTGGGCGTGATCCAGCTGCTGGGCAACGACGGCACGGATCTGCTGGTCACGACCAGGCTGGTGCATTCGTCGGGCGAGACCGTCGAGAGCACCCAGCGCGCACCATGTCCCAGCAAGCCGCAGGACCGTGGCGGCGTCATCACATACCTACGTCGATATGGCCTGAACGCACTGCTGTGCCTTGCTGCTGAGGAGGACGATGACGCCGGGGCAGCCCAAGAAGACGCTAGGGCTCCCGCAGAGGCGCCCGCAGCGCCGCGACGCCTCCCGGCTCCTTCCGACGACCGGACGCCGCAGAAGGCATCCAAGGGGCTGCGGATGGTCACTGGCGTCTGCTCCGAGGTCAAGACGCTGACGGCCAAGGCCAGCGGCAAGACGTTCTGGAGCCTCGTCCTTGAGGGCGGCGAGAAGTTCACCTCCTTCAAGGAGCTCTCGGAGGACGCGTTGAAGGGCAAGCGCGTGGACGTGACGGTCGAGGACCGCGAGAAGGGTCCGATCGTCGTGGACGTGTGGGAGAGCGAGGAGGTGCCGTTCTGATGCCTACCAAGCCACGGACGGCTCCCATGACCGGCGACATCTTCCGCCTGGCGCCGTGCCTGACCTCCGAGGAGCTGCTCGTGCTCCTCGCCTTGGCGGACTACGGCAAGCGGATCTTCCCGTCGCAGGCGGCGCTCGCTGCCAAGACGCGGCTCCACATCTCGACCGTAAAGCGCACCCTGGCGTCGCTCCGGACGAAGCGGATCGTGCAGTCCCAGGGGTGGGGAAAGGCGCTCACGTACCGGCTTGACCTCGCTCAGGGTGAGCGAGGTGGGTCGCTCACACAGAGCGAGGTGGTCGCTCAGCCTGAGCGAGGTGGTCGCTCACAGGGAGCGAGGGATCCTAACTCCCAAACTAACCACCAACCTAACCTGTCCCCGGCGGACGCCGGAACGGGGGGGTGGGGGATCTCGGATCAGGTCAGAAACCGGATCCGCCAGCGCGATCCCCGGGCGGACTTCGACGCCCAGGAGCGCGTCTGCCGGCGGGTCATGGCCCAGCACGGGCTGACCATGCCCGAGGCCCAGTGGGCATGGGGCGTGTTCTGCGACGTGTGGGCCCGCTCCGGCAACGCGGCCTACGACACCCTCTCGAAGGTGACCATCGACCTCACGGGTGCGCGGGACGTGCGCGCGCTGGTGCTGCACCGGATCAAGGCGGTGGCCGCATGACCTACGTCGAAGAGACGATTCGTCGGGAGCGGGAGTGGTTCGAGCAGTCGCGCCCGCACGTTCCCAAGCGCATCTGCGATTTCATCGACACGCTGCTGTACTGGCGAGACCTCCACCAGCGCGTGATCGTTGACCTCACCCAGGAGAACCAGCGCCTCCTGGCGAAGCTCTACGGCAACCCGGACGCGCTGCACGACAGGCAGCCGCGCGACGTGATCGTGCAGCACGGCAAGCACACCCAGACGGAGGAAGAATGATCAACTCACGGGCCAAGGGCATCAAGGGCGAGCTGAACGCCGCCGCGTTCATGGAGGACATCACGGGCATCAAGTGGGAACGCAGCGCGCAACGCTGGGGCAAGGGCAGGGCCGACCTGTTCTGCCCGAGCAGGCCGTTCCTCACGCTGCACGTCGAGGTGAAGAACATGCAGGGCTCGTATCGCCGCCTGATCAACGCGGCGCAGAACTACGGGCTCACGCTGACGCAGGATGACATTTACGTCGCGGAAGCGCAGCTGCTCCCGCTGATCCTGCGCGGCGACGTTAGCCCGACGTGGGACAAGGCGCAGCCTGCCCGTCACAAGCACATGAGGTCGATCATCGACAAGGCCGTCTCCGACGCAGGCGACAACGTGCCGCTGCTGCTGTTCCGCGAGAACTACTCGCCGTGGTGCGCGGCATGGAGGTACGAGGACGACGACCGTCTGATCGAGGTGCTCGGCGGCCTTTGCAAGGAGGTGGCCGATGCGAAGTGAACCGACCAACAGATGGGCATCCAAGCCGGTGCGGGTACGTGCAGGCCACAGCGGCAAGGGACATGGGAGGCCGTGGCAGCGACTCTCGCGCAACATCCGGGCGAATCACCCGCTGTGCCAGGTATGCGAGACCAGGCCGAGCACGGAAGTGCATCACAAGCGCAAGTGGTACGCATCGGTCGAGGGCAGGCTGGATCCACGCAACTGCATCGCAGTGTGTCGGTCTTGCCATGAGCTGCTGGAGAAGGCCAACAATGGCTAAGGGCCAAGGGAGGGCAAGGGGTCAGAATCAGGACGACCCCCCGGGCATGACCCCCCGGGGGTCAGGGGCAGCGAAGCAC